CATATTGTGAACTAGACATAGCTTTTATAGCTTTTTCAGGAAGATATCTTTCTCCTGTTTCAGACGACTTCTTGCCTGACTTAGTACGCCATTTTTGTTTAGTCCAATCTTTAAGACTTTTTTGACTTTTTGCTATTGCCATGCGACTTTCTTATTGAGTCTTTACCCTTTTTAAATATATTAGAGACCTCAGATTTACCCATAACTTTTGATCTTTGTTCTCCGACTGTAAGTATTTGTATTTTTCTAGCAAAAGGTTTTTTAATTCGTTTGACTTTTGCAACTGTTTTTCTTGCATCTGTAGGTGTTGCAAACTTAATGGGTACTGTATCTTTAGGATTTTCATCTGTATATAAACGCCTCCCGCTTCCTTTAGGTTTTTTTCCCGTTCCTTCTTTTGGGTCTCTTGCCATATGCTTTATCTAATGAAATAGCCACTGCTTGTTTCTGTGGTCTCCCTTCTTTTTTTAATTTAGAAATATTAGAAGATATAACCTTCTGACTACTTCCTTTTTTTAGCGGCATTGTGCATAGTCTTTATATGGTTCTTTACTATTTTAGCTTGCGCTGCATGCATCTTAGATGCTTTCTGCAACTGCTTTACTACTGGTTCTAAGTCTTTGCTCACTTATATCCTCCACCTTTTGATTTATATTGTTTAGCTAACATCTGTGCTTTCCTAGCACTCCATTGTCCGGGCTTTCCACCTTTACCACCAGCCTTAATACGTTTAAACATTCTCTCACGCATACCCGGCTTTGTATAATTACCAGCTTCATTTACCCTTGATTTCTTTTTTTTGCCTGTCATTTGTTTTTTAGTTTGAGTTCTACTTATTACCATTTAACCTTATGACTCCAATACCTTGCGCTAAACTTATCTGGACTAGCATCTTGTGCATTGTGTCTTGCATAGTATGATTTCTTACGTGCTTTATCTTTTTTAGACTTAGGATTTTTGCCAGCACCTTTAACACCCTGTTGACCAAAACGTATTGTTTTAGTTTTGTCGCCTTTCTTGGCAACAACTACGTGTGATTTTTTAGGATGATTTGGTGTTCGTTTTGGCTTATTGTATCCACTTACTCCTGCATTTTTTAACTTAGAGTCTTTAGCCATTAATCCTCACCTTTAAACTTTTTACTTTGTCCTGATGTACCAGCATATATACCAAAGACTGCTGCCATAGCACCAACCACTATAGACACAAGACCTGCTTGTTCTAAGTTAGGTTCTGGTATGTCCATGAACCAAGTGACAACTTTATAAAGTAATATGATATATACAGTTACAAACGCTCTTGGAAATATTCTCCAAGCATCAACAGTTCTTGCTAGGTGTATCCACTTCTGAAAAGGATTGTCACCTGCACTATTTGCATTAGCATCTATCTCTACTTCAAGATTAATTTTTTTCTTTACAGATTCTTCCATCATATAAATTTAATATATGCGACTGCAACAGAAACTAAACCATAAAGACCCCACAGCATATTTTCTATTCTTAAAAACTTCTTGCTACCTTCATCGAGTCTACGCTCTATGTACTCATAACGTAGAGCGTACTCTCTTTCTAAACCACTTAAACGTGCTTCTAAAGGTAAGTTATCAGTTTCTACTGACTTAGACATTACGCTGTAGTAGCAGTATCGTAACTTTTATTTGCCCAAATAATGATGCTATAAGTATCACCGCTGGTGTGTCCAACAGTTGTTAATAATAGATCACCATTCTTTCCGCTACCTGCATTATTAGGTATTCCCGGCAAATTTTTACTACTCCAAGTAAAATCCCAAGTATCAGTTTGATCTGCTCCTGCTTCTAGTACAAATACATTTGAGGATGCATTCCAAAATAATTTGAAACCCATACCTACATTACTAAACCATATCCTATTTATATTTATACCTGAACATGCTTGACCATTAATACCTGAAGTTAAAGCAGATACATCAACTTTAGTGACATCACTTTCACCAGTGCCATCACTAATATTAGTTAATTTAACTATTAAGTTTTTACCACCATCGTCTAAGATAGTTTGTGTTGTTACTGCATCAGCCATTATAGACCTCCTTAAGCGTCAGCAAATGGAGTTACTACAGTACCGGATGCAAGGACTATACCTTCTACTGCGTACTTGGCTGTGCCTATTGCTGTAACTTTAATGATTGTTCCAGCTATACCGCCTTTAGTTGTACCATTCAAAGTTATAACATCATTGCTTGCACCTGAGAAAAATGTTTTACCTGCTGCATCGCTTTTACCCATATACAGTCCACCAACGAACTTATCAGTTCCATCAGTTAAAATATCTAAATCTGTAGCTGCTGTTTCTATTACAAAAGTAAATGAAGCACCTAAATTGTTTAGTTGATTAGGATCATCATCTGAACCGGGTGCTGTAGATACAATACTAGGTAAAGTAAACTTACCATCAGCATCATTACAAGTAAGTATTTTACCTGAGTGTGCTGCGACTGTGAGAGTTGTGTCAGCAGTAAGGCTAGTTACTGTAGCATTACCTGCTGAAATAAAACCAGCTAGTGATCTAACCGGTCCTGAAAATGTTGATTTTGCCATACTAAGTCTCCTTAATAAATTCTATCGTCTTGGCGAGTCTGCTAGGGCAGTCGATAGATTAAATTTAATCCCTAGAAAAAGGTGAGGAGAGTATATATCATTTCAACTCCCCTCAAGTTACTAGCTTGATCCCGAAGAACCAAAAATACCTAGTGGATCAGACACTCCAAAGGAATATCTTTCTCTTGCTTTGTATCTTACATTACCAGTATCAAAGTCACCATCCATACTTGTTTCTAATGGAGTACGTGCAAAGTGCTTAAAGCCATTTGGTACGTCTGTCATTATGAAGAATGCATTAGTGTCTGTCAGGAAGTGATTAACAACGTAACCTTCAGGAATGCTTCCATTCGCTTTGATTGCGTTGAGATCGTTATCAGCTGTCGCTGGTCTACCATCAGATTCTAAGATACGTGAAGCAGTAAACATGCCGTTTGGTGGAACGATAAGCTTACGTGGTTTAGCTGCTATTAACAGTCCACGCTCATCAGTCCATCCAGCTATTTGAATCACAGCGTTCTCTAATGAAGTTTCATTAAGGTCTGCTTGTGTTGCAAATGTGTTGGAGTTTGTTCCTCCTGACACCAAAGGGTGTGCAGTAGAAAACAAATCTACACCATCGCCAGAATTGAACGAACCACCTGAGAATCCTTGGTTAAGAGGATTCGCAGCTTTTACTTGCTTTGTGTAAGCCATGCTTCTAGCAAGTGCTTTAGTATAACGTGCAGAAAGAGAATCGTATAAATTATCCTCCATTGCTTCTTCTGTTATAGCAAAACCCATCGCTATTGTTTCATGGTTGTAACGAGTGCTAAAGGATTCTTGTGCAGTATCGTAATTGATAGCTGAACCTTCATCTTTAACAGAAGCTTGACCAAATCCACTTAACTTCACTTCTTCTTCAAACGATCTATCAGAAGTTTCTGTTTCATAAATCTGCTCATGCTCATTCTCGTATTTAGCATACTCTAATCCAAACAGGGCATTTAGTCCCGGAAGGAGTTCTTTAAGTAACTGCGCTCTTGAAATTGCCATTTCTTATTCTCCTTTATATGCCAGTTGTATTGTCCATGATATGCCCCGCATTAAACTTAGCAACTAAGTCAGTGAAAGAATCACCGCTTGTGTTGTCAGATTTAGGCGAGATATCTACTATCCTTACAGGAAGTGTAGCAGTCGTAGTGGCTGCTGTAGATATATCAATGGCGTTTTTACTTGTTCCAATACTTGTTGAACCAGCAGTTTGAACTACCGCTACATTGTTTCCGATATTGGTCACAGCGGCTGAGCCGTCTGCTTGCATTTCGAAAAGAACATTTGGGTCATCCAATACATAAGCTGAAATATCATCAGCTGCTGTACTTGCTGGAAAGTATTGAGAAAAAGTTTTCTGGCTTGTATTTGGATCGGTATAAGATACACCTAGAAAAATTCCTACGGGAGTCAATGAAGTTGTGCCAGTGTCTTTTTCGACTGTACCAGCAGCAACTAACTTAACGAAATCGCCATAGAAAATTGCAGTGCCATAGCCAGAAGCTATGCCGTAATGTCTTACCTTGCCGGTGAAAGAACCGCTTGCACTCAAAGTGCCAACAGGTCTTGCTCCGTAAGGTGTTGCTGAACTACTCATTTTATATACCTTTTATACAAAAATTTAACAAAAAAGATAGTAATTACTTACCACCTTTACCAAAAGTAACCTGTGTCTTCCTTTCTTTAAACATAGGCATGGCAGGGTTTTCATCCCTCATGTAGTTAGCATCTAAAGCAGACATCTGTTGATCCGCTTGCTGAATATAATAATCAGCACGCTTCTTGATTTCTTCTTCAGGTGCTTTACATAAAAGCAATCCACCTACCTCTACACCATCTTTAAACTGCGAGTTAGTATCCCTAACCATTTGCAATTCAGGATGATCCTCTGCTTTAACAGGTGTCCAACCTTCTCTGAACTTAGTTGATACATTCATATTGTCAGACTGTCCAGCAGATGCTGTACGTATCCAACGGAAAACATATCCGGGTTCAGGTTTAGGGTCAGGCAACAAGTTTGGGGGAGACCAAGGTTGTTCTCGTTGCTCAGAGTCTCTTGACTCTAATTCACGTGAGTTGCGCTCTTGAACATCATTTTGTTCTGACTTTTCCATTATCTTTGCTCCTTCGCATATTGCGCTGCGTATTGTTCTGGTGTAAGTCCAAGTTTCTTGGCGAGAGTAACTTGAGTCTTGGTTAACTGCACTGTGCGCTGTTTAGTACTTGCTCTATTAGCAGGTGCTACCACAGTCGAGGGTCGCTGTGAGGATGCAGTGTTCTCCTCAAAGCGTTCTGGAAATCTTTGTTTTACAGCTTCGTCTACTCTTGAATAGTAAGTTTCAGAGTCTCTCACAGGATCGATTCCTTCTCTTACTAATTTAGCATGCATACCATAAGCTAATGCTGTCATATCCTCATCGCCTGCACGTTCAAACCAAGGATTCTGCCTTATGTAATCAGCAGCAGCTGGGTCTATTGATACCTGTTCTTGTGCTGGTTGTGCATATTGAGGTTGAGCATACTGTTGTTGTTGAGGTTGCTGTACCGGTTGAGGCATTTGTGGTTGATAATTATCAACATAGTTTTTATCAGCATAAGCTGATGATAACTTTTCTTGTGCCTCTAATAACTTTTCTGTGTCACCAGCCTCATATGCTTGCTTATAAGTTTCTTTAGCTGCCTCTATCTCAGTAGAGGTTTTAGTTTTTAAACTATTAAGTAACGCATCTTCACTTTTAGCAACTGTAGCTTTAAGTCTCTGATTCTCATCATGTAACTGTTTTGCTATACCAGCAGCTTCATCCCTTACTTTTTGGGCAGCTTCTGCTTTTCTGCGCTCTTCGTGATAATCAAACTTGAGTTTGTCTATACGTTTTTTAGTTCTTTCACCGATGCCTTCTATCTCTTTATCGACATCATCATCGGATAATTCTTGCTTTGGTGGTCTTTGATCCTCTACTGGACGATCATCAACTACCTCTATCTCTACATCAGGTACAGGTACTTGTACTTCTGTAGTAGGAGCAAGTTCTTCTTCTAAAGCTTGTGCTTCTTCCATCATGCTTTCTCTATTCCTCTAGGGTCATCTACAACAGCTTCTACAGTATCATCATTAATAAGTCTAAATTCTTTGCCATGAATACTCATGCGTGTGCCACTATATGATCTCATAATAATGAAATCGCCTTCCTTACAGTATGGTCCTGTAGGAAATCTAGTTTCATCTTTATAGCAATCTGGACCCATCTTCAAAACAAAACCCACTATGGATGCTGTCTCCTCTCTCTTTCTATATTGGTCTGCAATAATAATACCACCATCAGATACTTCTTCGTGTTCTGGTAGTGCTATCAATATTTTATACCCTTGAGGTTCGGGAAGTTGTGTAGGTTCTGCGGATTCCGCTTGCTCTACAGCTTCCTCTTTTACTGCTTCAACTGTCATAAGTTTCCTTATGTTGCATCAAATATATATAGGAGTTTGACGTTCTCCTTTCCTTTCACCATGAAAGGTGCGTATTAACTTTCTACAACTGAATTATATTTATCAGTTATCTCACGGAGGGCAATACGTAACCCTTCGATCTTGCCCTTATAGTGGTAAAGTTCCGTAAGGTCCTTTATTTCTCCATCTATAATGACTTCAGTAATTCTATTTATCTCATCGTTTAAACTCTGTGTCAAGTCTTCTGTAAACTTTATATCAACTTCCATTAATCTTTAGTTAAAGTTTCTGCGATCTTTCTACCTATCTCTGCACCTTTAGTTCTTTCTTGTGCAGATACTCTAGCTATGTCAGAACCAACTTTAGCACCAGCCATATTAAGTTCAGCTTCTATCTTAATACGCTCTAGTTCATCTTTCATTCTAGCTTTTTCTAAGTCAGCAGCTATACGTGCCTCATCAGTGTTTGTTTTGTCTTGTGCTTGTTGTGCTTTGATAGCAAGTTCCTGTTGTTGCATTTGTAGAACAGGGTCTTGCATCTGTTCTTGTGCCTGTTCCATCTGTGCAGCTTGTAAGTTTTTACCAAGCAGTTGTTGTGCTGCTGCTGCCACTAGAGTTGATAGTCTTAGTTCTATTTCTGGTGGTAGTGGTTCTCCTACAGGTGGTAGTTTAGTTCCTATCTCCTCTTCTATCTGCCTTCTGTATTCAAATCCTAAGTGTTCTACTATGTGATTGCTTAGTGCAGCCTGTATTGCGTCAGCGTTAGGTGCTTGGGCAGCAAGTTCTTGTATCTTGGGGTCTTGTAACATAGACATATGCACTGTGATATGTGCAGCATGGTCTTGATACTCGAAAGCTTTTACAGGTTTGCCATTAAGTATGTCCATATTCTCTGATACAGGGTCTGTAGGATTGATGTCATCCTCTAATGGTACGATATCTTGCGCATCACGTATGCCTAACACCTCTAACATCTGTCTATGTAGCTTTGGTAGGTCGTATAACTGTGGTGCAGACTGTGCAAGTTGCAAAGCTGCCTGATATTGCATGATTCTTTGCGCCATTGTCGCTGCATTTGGGTCTGATACTGGAATTATGTCTACTCTTTCGTCAAAATCTACAGCTTTTATGGCTGTATCGCCATCAACTTCGTATTCATAGTCTGCTGGCATGTAATCTTTGATGATATCCGACAAGATTCCTAGTTCTTGGCGCATGGATGCGTGTAATCTAGCTTGAATCGCGCCCATCACCTTCATATTGCGCTCTAATAACGCTAATGTCGTACCTACAGGTGCTTGATTGTTCATGTCAGACACCTTCAAGTCTGTTATAGAAGCAAATCTACGTCCTTCCTCTACAATATTTCCTAATAATTGGTACAAAGTGCCTGATGGTTCTTTATATGGAAGGAAAGTTATGTTGTCTCTGATGCTTCCACCCGGAATATCTACATCACGGAACTCTCCGGGATAGATTGGAGTGTCATCACCCTTGATTCTAAGACCTCTAGTCTTCAAACCACCCGGTAAATTAGCTAAAGTACCTGCATCAACCAGTTGTCTAAGCAAAGAAGTAGCAGATTTTGCTAGTCCACCTACCATATGTATCAATCCGAACCCATAAAAGCCTAATCCGGGCATGTATTTATAGTGAACAAAGTGTTGTCTACGCTCTTTCATGGGGTCAGACTCTAAATAATTACGCCTGATTGATAGAACTTCACCTGATCCTTGATCTATTGTTACTACATAAGGCAAGGCAATACCTGTTTTGTTGCCATTACGTTCATCTTCAAAACCTACTAGGTCTAAATCTACATGCATTTCTAACAAAGTGTGCATTCCATCTTTGCTATAGCTGTTTACATCGTACTCGTAGTTAGGATTATCACCTGCTAACTCTGCATACTTTGCTCTAATCCTATCTGCACCTATACTAGACTGTGGTAAAGTTACTTCTCTATAAAAATCAGCGTACTGTAACTTTAAAATATCATTTAATGTCATCCTCATAACATGAGTAGCACGTGCAGCTGTTCTTAAATCAGACGCACCATAGCTAACAACAAAGTCTTCTGCTGGTATAAACATAGAACATGGTCTTTGCATGTTCACATCGTAGTAAATCTTTTTAAATGCTGATCCAGCTAAAGGCAAACTAAACAACATATTCTCTGTTTCATTCCTATACTCTTTCATTTCTTCTGTAAGAAGATAATTCATATAGTCTTGAACACGTTTACCTTGTTGTTCTTTATCGTCAGTTATCTTGCCAACTATATTAGTTCGTACTGGACCTGCTGCTGGAAATATTTCTGTAATAGCTTGTGATTGAAAACGTACAACCGCTTCTGATAATAGTGGATGATAAACACCACACGCACCAGCCCAAGGCTCGTTACGTTCTTCTATCTTTAATCCAAGGTTATCTAAACCTTCTGTGTATGTCTTTTCCCAATCAGACCTAGAATCTTTATCTGATTCATAAGCTGACACAAGTTCGTGTCCTAAGAAAGATAAATCTTTTTCTGATAAATATTCTGCTAAGTTAGCATCAAAGGGTACTTGTTCATCTAAGGAGGTAGGATCAAAGTCAATTAACATCCCCCCATCTTCTGTTTCTATTGTGACCACTTCAGGATCAACAACAGTTATGTCAATGTTTTCTTCAGCCATTTAGATCAGTTTAAATATATTAATAGTATTTAGCAACCCTATCAGACACATCTTCATACTCATCATCATCATGCTCTAATCTGATAAATCCACCTTGTCTAAACCTTAACAAAGCTTGTGTTGAAGAGTCTACTAAGTCATCGTGGTCTCCTACAGGAAAAGATGCAAACTGTTCTACAACTTCTTCTGCCCATCTTTTCTTCGGATACCATACTGTTCCTGATGCGAATAAATCTGCTACTGCGTTTACACGTGCAATCTTATCGTTACCCCTAGAAGGTGTAAACTCTTGTACAGGTATGCCCATTTGTCTTAATTCAAATATTAAAGGTGAACCAGCAGCTTTTGCCTCAACAATAAAAGCATCAGGCATCCATAGTTGATGCTCTTCAAATGCTCTACGTTTAAGTTCAGGAAACTCCATTCTTTCTTGAAATGCATCTAGTAATATAACTTGTGGAGCAGGATAGCCATTTTCATTTTCTTTATAGAATACACCCCAAGTAGTGCAAGCTGAATAGTCAGATCGTTGTGTTTTTAAAAAGGCGGTATCCCATGATTGAATAATGAATTCACATGCTGGAGGTTCTTTATATTCCCACTCCTTCCACCATTCACGTTTAACAATAGCACTCTCTTCCGATACAGGGTTCTGTTGATACTGCGCCTCCCAATGTGATATAGGTAGAGTTGCCTTAATCTTTTCAAGTTCATCTACCTTCCAGTATTCTTCCCATAGACTTCTGCCTGATGGCAATATAGCTGGTAATTCAATTACTTCCCATTCATCACTGTTGTCTCTTGTAGCTGCATCCTTAAGTATAGAACCACATAAGTCCTTCTTACCCCATCTAGTCATAACAATGATAATCGCACCACCCGGCTGCAAACGCTGTCTAGGACCGGATAAATACCAGTCGTATGTGCTTTCGAAAATTTTTGGATCAGCAGACTGTCCTTGTTGTTCTGAGTGTGGGTCATCAATAATTAACAAATCCGCACCACGACCCGTTACCGCACCGCCAACTCCGATTGAAAAATATTCACCGCCACCCGATATATCAAATCGTCCAGCTGCTTTAGAATCGAGATTCAAACTTACGTCTGGAAATATATCCTGATACTCCTCGCTATCAATAAGGTTACGCACCATTCTACCGAAACGGAGAGACAGTTCAGCAGTATGTGAAGCCATAATGATCTTCTTATGCGGTTGTCTGCCAACTATCCATGCTGGTAGTAACCACGATGTTAACTGTGACTTACCAAATCTAGGAGGCATGTTTATCATCAAGCGTTTACATTCACCATTAGCTACACGCTCAAAAGCTTCAGCCATCTTTCTATGATGCGCTCCACACATAAACTCTTGCCATACAGAATCAGCAAAGTCTAAGAAACTATCTTGCGACTGTTCTCTTACAACTGCCTTCTCTAAATTTACTATGAGGTTGTCAAGTTCCTTACGTTGCGGTTCATTAAGCTTAGCAAGATTGTCATCTGTAAGATGACCCATAACTTCTCTCAACTGTTTCTGTGATATACCCATATGTAGTATTGTCAACCATATTACAACTCTATATACTGTAGTGCAAGGGTATCTCCAGAGGACAGTCTTACACTCTCAACAAATCCTGTCCATTCTACCCAGTGAGGCTGGTTAACAGCTATTAGGAACTAACATAGACTAGCCTCACATCCCCAAAATTATATGCAAAATTTTTCTAGCCATGTGAACCTAGAGCGTTTATCTGTGTTTAGGGGGGTGGGGTATGTAAATACTATGTTAAATAAAACTCATTTTTTACTGTGTGAAAATTTGAAACAGTATGTATATGTGTGCGCGCGGAGTCCCGCTTGTGTACAGGGGGGGTGGGGTGTCGCTAAAACTGTATGCGCCTACGCAGGAAATGTGTAAACACATTGGTACGCGTCACCTGCGCAGTTTGGAGAAGGTTTAAACAGTTCCCTAGTGTAAAGATGAATCTTTATCGGTATGTTCTTTGCCAAGCAGTTTACTGATACGAGTCATTATCTCATCGGAGGACTCCTTATTAGCAT